TCAATATGGGTAGACCAAGACTATCTCGCTTTCATAAAATGAAAAAAGCAGTGGATAATCGTGATTGGTTTGAAGCCGCATACGAAATGACAGACTCGAAGTGGGCAAAACAAGTACCAAATAGAGCAATGAGGCTTCTTGAGCAAATGAAAAGTGTGGGTGAATCAACGTAATTCTAGGGTACAATCATACTAGAGGGGGTCTTTACCCCCTCTGTATGGCTCTTATATCAAGACTTTTTTTCGCTTATTGCCTGTCTGTAGCCTGTATCTACATGAAACATGACAAGTTGGCTTCTACCTGCTCTACCTTTACGAGTAGTGCCATCTCTCTTGATAAAACCTTTTCGTTCTAGGGTAGCATATCTAGGTGTGATACTACCCTCACGATAAGCATCTTTGAATCTCATATTAAGATACTGAAATATCTGATCGTGTGTAGCACCACCTTCGCCATGTGCTTGGATTGCTTTTAGTACAATCTTCTCAAGTCTATTGGTGTCAACTTTCTCAGCGGCTTCCCATGACGTTTTAGGGTCATGGGTTCTAGCCTTTGCTTCATTAGAATGGTACTTCATCTAATGCCTCCATATCATCATTACTAATAGTTACAGTTTCTTCGCCTACTCGTGGTGTCTTATCACCAATACGAGCAGACAAGAACTTTGTATTGCCATCATTGGATACAGTTTTCCAACAAGCTAATCTTCTTTTTTCTTGATTGGGAAGTTCTATTGGTCCACTGAAATCAGGTGACTTCTCATTTTGAGATTTATCATTCTCAAATAAAGTACCGACCTTGACATACAAATCTCTGGCATTGCCACCGTCAGGTAGTGATGCTTTTATAACTACCATACGATATTCATTGCCATTACTATTTAGCTTACCTTGCACAAGCAGACTTTCATCTGCTCGTGGTTTGAAAAAGCTACCTCTATCTGTGTTATCATAATCCATCATCTTCTCCTCTTGGTTTTGGTTTGGATATATTTATACTTGGCTTACTTGCCTCGTTACCATCATCATCTTCTGATGGCAGACCATACACAGCTTGTAATGTGTATCTCTTTGCATATGTAATAGCTGATCCAATCTTCTGAGGATTCTTCATACTTACATCATCAAGAAGTATTGGTAGCTTTGATACATATGTATTATCATCATCTATGTGACGTACAGTAGTAACTACTACAATATCTCTTTGATAGTTCTTAACTTCAATCTCCTGAGTAAAGAACAAACCAAACTGATTACCTTGATTGACTGCTTCAATAACAGACTCAAGTTTAGAATAGTTACTTCTAAAGTGTGGGTTCTTGCCATCTTTCTTGGCAGTCACCGATAGTTTTTGGAACTCAAGCATTGCACTTCGTAAGTTATACACTTTACTAGGTGTCGGCTTTTTGATATTACTTTTATTATCTGTCATGTGTAACCTCCATTATACAGATAGGTTATAGGGTGAGTTGGGTCTACTCACCCTTTTTCTTTGTGACACGAACTGACCCTCGTTTATCTCGCTTGACTGACAAGACATCATTATAAATCTCTGCTTCATCAGGCTTGATCTCTTCTTTGAGCAGCTTCTTTGCACTCTCAAACTTTTTAGCTGTTTCTTCAAACATCATGTAAGCATTAGTAGCTTCAGTAAAACTATTGCTCTTTGATACATCTCGCTTTGTCTTGCCATTGATAGGTATGGCATCTTTGATTGTTTGACTTGTTCTGAGATACACATCTTCAGGTTCTTGTTTGTGTACGACATAATCCCAAAAGGCTTTGATCTTATCAAGCATATCATCTTGATATTGTTTGCTACTATCAATGATAACTCCATCATATTTATTACCAAGTATTACAGATAATAAACATTGCTTTGCTTTTGATATGTAAAGATAAAACTGTATCTGTGGCATATAGAAGTTAATCATATTCTCTATAGTATTCATGCCATGAGTATGTTTACATTCGATAATCATGTTCTTGTTTTTGTCAAAGCCATCAACTGTGCCTTGAAATGGTATGCTACCATATGACATTTCAAATTTTTTCTGTGCTGACCACTCGTAATCAAATGCTCTTTGCGACCACATGAGATTAAAGTTTTCTGTTTCTACACCAAGCAAGACATGAAACTCATGTGATAAATCTACACGACCAATCTTACCAGTTTTTATTTTCCATAGTTCATTCCATTTACCAGACATAAGTGTAACCATATCAGAACCTCTGATATAATCTTCTTTATGTGGCGAAAGACGTAGTTCTACTGCCATTGCAACCTCCATTTCTTGCTATCAGCATACTCTTTTTTGTTATATTAATCAATAGTTTAACAAAATAAATTTGGTTTTCACCGAAGACCAGACCAAATTTATTTTTTACACATAGTCTTTATGTGTTGATGACATACCTGCAGGTTGCAGGTTGTCGTTTTTATCAGGCACAAATAATATTGACTGATAAAATTCGTAGTAACTTTTTATATGTACCTTACCGTATTTGTCACGATCAGATACTTCTACTGGTACATCTTCAAATTTTTCTTGCATTTTCACTCTCCGCTAAAGCTTTGGCTAAATCATAAACCATATGATCTATTTCCCAGTTTGGTATTTTATATTTTTCTAATTCATTTTGAAATTCATTTACTGACATAGATGACACTATATTCATATGAACTTGTATATGTAATTCAGTATCATCTGTATTTACTTCATCTCTTTCTTCCATATCAAACTCCCTTTGCTGATAATAATTGTTGTGACACCGACTCCACCAATGACTTGCGATAATAAAGCATTGGCTGAACAAACTCATAGATTTCTGCCAGTGATGGGAAAAACTTACTCTTTAAACATATCTGATCACAAGCATACTTGAGTATGTCCGCAGGTATATGTGACAGCTTACCTGCATACACACGAGCTTTGAGTGCCATGTCTTTTTCTGTGAGTGATGACTGCTTTGTAGTGCATACCATAACTTCCACGATCCATTTCTCAATATCTTTTGGATCTGCTACTGACATACAGTATCGCATTAGCTGTGTCACTGACTCTTCACGAGCAACAAGTGCATCAGCTACATCAGATATGCAAGGCATATCCCATCTGAAAAACATATACTGATTGTTGACTCGCTCATTTATCTGACAGTTCAGCAATGATTCGATAGTAGAACGAATTGTCTTCGTGTGATTGTTTGGTTTCTCTGAGTACTTTTGTATTATTTCTTTTGCGACTAAGTTGTTTGTCACACCATTTGCAATACTCCTGATCCCAGTCGGATCGTCTATATTGGTTCTTAATGTAGAAATGTTTGAAGTATTTAGTTTCTCTGTCATGGTTAACCTCCGTATATCTATTCATGACTTCTTGGCTAGGTAGCCAATCTTTAGTTATTAGCTTCAATGTAATCACCCCAGTATTCATTCCAAAGTTCTACAGCTATGTCATTACACATATCTTTTTCTGATTGAAACTTTGGTTTCATATTATAATTAATAAATCTCTGTACTTGTGACACATCTTCAGATTCATCTATGACTCGTTGCAATCCTTCGATTGAAACAACACGATCATAATAATCATATAAAGTTTTTTTTACGTTACCCATTTATAATATCCTCCATAATTTTATCAGGGATTACAGCAACCCATTTAGGATCACCAGTCTTACGTTTATACAAAGCAATATCTTTTCCTTGTAACACTTTGAATACACTAGGAAATTTATCTACTGCTCTGTATTTTACTTCAACAATGTATTCTTTATCGTTGATAGTAACTTTCAAATCGCCAGTATGTTCTCCTCCCAGACTACCTGAGAGGGGAACTTTTTTGCAAGGTATCTTCCACGATTGGAATAATTTTAAAAACCAGTTCTCATGGTAGTTACCTTTAATTTTACTTTTCGAGGGCATTGATACATTTATCCCTTATAGCCATTAAATTTTTATACGTAGTAGTTTTCTTATCTTCTTCTTGGTAATATAATTTTTCTTGAATGAACTCCATAGCTACTTTTATATTTATTAATTCTGATCTTGAAAATAAATTTTCATCAGGATTTAATTTAGCTTTCACTTCAGCCATAGTCATAAATTTTTGCATCAAAATTCTCCATCATCATTTGATATAGTTAAATATACCTGCAATGCTTCACACCAACATAGCAGGTTAAATAGTTTTGGCTCAACAAGTTTACGTTCCCATTGACCAAACAATTTAGTATCAACACCAATAGTTAGTGCTAACTTTTCCTGCGACAGCTTACGTTCCTGCCGCAGGTTTGTTAGTTTATCTATTAGAGCTTTATGTTGATACTTGACTGTGTTTCGCACTAGCCTAACTAAAGTTCATGTGTTTGATTTCGCTGTCATAAAAGATATCTTCAATCATTTTTGATGCTTGAATATCAGGATTGTTTTGCTCCCATATCTTCGTAGTTTTGACAACCATCTTGTTTATCCATGCTTCATTTGACATATCGCCATATGGCTTGGACACTTCACACATATGCTCATACATTTCTCTGTAGCAATCAGGAAAAGCTACTCGAGCAAATGAATCGCACATCTTTAGTTCTTTAGTAGTGTATGTAATCAACTTAACCTCCATTAGTTGAGTATTGAGTTTGGTCTATTCATATAGCTTACCATTTTATTGTTACGTTCTACAATAGTTTTGTTGGTGCTACTGACATTCTCAGGGTGAGATATCCAATGTGTTACTGCATTGTAAAGACCCCACTTGTTTTTACCAATGCTACTTTGATATTCACCCCAGTGCTGTTGCAACTTAGCATACTGAGTTTCGTTACGATACTTACCATCAACTGTTGGCTTTGTTGTGTAAGTAAGTTTTGAAAACATATCGTCTGCATCTTGTGTACTAACTGGTGTGTTGTACCAATCACGATATCTATCTTCATTACTACGAAACAAATCTACTGATTGTTTCAGATGCTGAAAGTTATATTTGAAGTGACCATTATGTTTGAGCCTGAAGTTAGCAACTGGATCAGGTGTTGTGCATTTATTGTTGCAGAACATTCGTAAACCATCAGCTTGTATCATGACGGACCACACACCATTGTAAGAGTTACGAACTGATATTTGAAATGCAACATAGTCCTGCATTGCAGGATCATCAAAGCATATCTCTTTAAATACTAATCGTGTGTCCATCATAGCACCATTATCTAACATATTTATCTGTGTGACATATGGTGTTTTGAGGCTGTCTGCTATATCAATAATAGGGTCAAGCACTTGTGCATGAGTCACTGGTCTGTATGATATTGAATGACTGCCAAGATATTCCATTGTATCTGCACGAACAATCATCATCTTGTCAGGACATTTGACTAGCTTTGTTTCGCAGTCATCATCATATGTACCTGCCATTGATATGGTGTCTATTGGAAAGTCATAGTCACCTTGTTTGTCTATTAGTTTTGCGAGTTGAGTCATGTGGTTCATTTTTACCTCCGTATGAACATTAAGATATTGCAATGAGTGCAAACAAAAAAGTTGCAAACATTACAGCTACGAAAACAATATACACAAGATATATTGCTATTGGATATTTGTCGAAAAAATTTATCATGATACTATCTCCAATGATAAGTTTAAGCAGAACTGTCGCCGCCAACCTGCTAATTGTTGAGCCAATCCAAACACCTCTGCAAACAAAAAAAGAGAGAGCCGAAGCTCTCTCTGTGGTTGTAATTATGATTTCCTATTGAGGATATCTTGTTTACCAGATACTCTCTGTGGCTCATTTGGTGAGTAACCTTTAAGCCATGCTTTGTATTCAGCAAACCATTTGCTACCTGACCAAGTATGACCAGTAGTAAGGTGAAAAAGTTGAGCATGAATGGCAAGAAAGAACTCATCAGTCTTGATTCGTTCTGCCCAGTAAGCCTCTGACTTTCTGTGCTGTAGAGCCACGATTGACTCCTTGCCATTCATCTCCTCTTCTTGTAGAGCTTTGGCTTGTGCATCATTGAGTTTCTCAATGCTGTTGTTAAGATTCCATTCGTCATCTTTACAATAGTTGCCAAAGCGATACAAGAAGTTGGCATTGTATCTTGGATTAGGGATTCTCTCACCGGTCTCGGTCATTTCATCACCCAAGTACTTTGCACTTGAGCTACTGAAATTGACCTCAGAACAACCTTCAATGATCTTATCTACGATAGTATCAATGCTATCAAATGATGTATCAATGTTAGTATCTCTATTCTCTAACTTTACTACTTTTTTACTAGTCATGTTTATATCTCCTATTAAGTTACTAGTTAATTTAAAGTACTCACACACACACAAAGTATATGCTTAGATACCCCTTTACCCTGCAACTTTTCATTTGTACAAAACCACAAGATGAGTCCAAATCCCTCTTGGGATTTGAAACGAAGCTGTGGATTTATCCTTTTTGACAAATGAAAAGAACAAAGGAACGACAGTGGTTTGTAAAAAATCTAGGTGATAGATATGACCAAAGCAAAACCTTGCTTTGCCTTGGCATATCATTACGCTTATTTTTTAGAAAGTGCGTGTGTGTTCCGCATGAGGTTGTTGGGTAGTCATCATCTAATGATATAATATACTTTCGTGTGTGTGTATTGTCGCACACGTGCGACACATTATGTTTGTGGGTCTGACACTTTTATAAAGTGGCATTGTATTCTGAAGCAACATTCGTCAAGGTGTGTTCTGTTGACGAAAGGTAGAATAACGAAATGAAGGCATGACGTACGTCTTGCAGTAATGTAGTTCTTCTACCCTAAGCCTTGTCGCAATGGACTGGAAGAATATAGTTTTGTCCACTTTGGCGATACAAAGTGGCACGTATCAATATAGTGGCTGTCTGTAATGAGTGAGTCCAATGACGTAAGTCATTGATTTAACAAGAGAACTAGAATACCCTTGACATATGAAATTAGCTAATCCATAAAAGGGGGGTAAGGGGGGTTCTCTTGTTAAAACAGATAAGACTCACTAAGAAACAGAAGACACTAGTTGATACGATCGTAGCATTAGGTTGTAGCATCAAAGAGGCAAGTTCAAAGTCTGGATATGCAGAAGGTGAAGCAGGAAGAGTGACAGCCAGTAAGACTTTGAGATTGCCTCATGTCCAAGAGTATATGCAACAATGTATAAGACAGAGCATAGGATTGAATGCTACGATAGCTTCAAGGAAGGTATTGGACTTAGCGAGTAGTGCTAAGTCCGAATACGTACAGCTTGAAGCTAGTAAAGACATACTGGATAGAGCAGGTTACAAGCCAGTAGAAAAGTCAATGTCATTAGTACAGGGTAATATATCTGTGAGCATAGACCTAACTTGACATGGGGGTCCAAAAACTCGTATGCTTACACTGACAGTGGACCTATACAAACATTAATATTCAAAAAGGTTTGATATGGCTAAGACACCTGCATGGCAAAGAAAAGAAGGACAGAATCCTAAAGGTGGACTAAATGCTAAGGGTCGTGCCAGTTATAAAAAGCAAACTGGTGGCACATTAAAAGCACCAGTGAAAAGTGGTGACAATC